AAGCCGGACATGTACAAGGCGTGCAGCGCCGCCGTGGCATAGGCGCGGCAGTCCAGCGCTTCGTTGCGCGCGCCGGCGGGCTTGGAGAATTTTCGCTCGCCCCGTTCGACGATGATCCGCTCGGAAACCAGCATCTCGAACCAGTCACGCTCCCGGTCCAGCGGAAAGTGGCAGTAGCCGGGGCCTGGCCGGTCCACCCGTAGCCGCGAATAGACACGCTCTTTGGCTGTGTCTACGCCAACCAGGAATAGTTCACCGCGGTTGCGCCCGCCGGTGGTCGCCCGCCGCGGCCAGATCGGCTTGCCGAATCCCGCAGTGCCTTTAACCGCCCAGACGCGCCGCCCTCGGTGGGCCGAGCAGAACTCTATCACCGTCGCCGTCTCGAAGCCCGCGTCGACGCAGGCCGCGCTCACCGGCAGGAGTAGACCGCTCGCATGCCGCCACTGGCGGGCCAGAAGCCGATCCAGATCGGCCCAGACCTCAGGCTGTCCGGTGTCGCCGTGCAGCACGAAGTATCCCAGGCTCCAGCTCTCCTCTCCTGCGCCCCAGCCGACTACTTCCGCTTCGATGCGGTCGGCTTGGACGTCCGCTCCGGCGGTCAGTAGGCATACACCCGCCGGCGCCTCGGCTGCAAACGGCTCACGCCGGGCGTACAGCGCTTCCGCCTCCAGCGGTACGGCCGCCTCATCGCGCCAGGTCTCGCCCAGCACGGTGTTGATGAAGACCTGAAGGGTCTCACGGCTCTTCTTCGCCTCAAGAAACTCCCGCGCCAGTTCCGGCCACCCAGGCCAGCCCACCGGGGCGTACAGCGCCGAAATGTGATAGCCGCGGGTTCGGCCGTCGCCGTAAGCGGTCGGGCGCCACTCACCCGCCGCGAGCATCGCTGTCTTCTCGTGGTTTCGGATACCGTAGTCGCAAGCGGCGCAGTGATAGCGCGCCTCCTCGGGCTGCGCCTCGGGCCAGCGAAGGCGCTCCCACAACAGCCGCTGGTAGAAGCCGCATTGCGGGCAAGGCACGAAGTAATACCGCTGGTCAGATTGAAGCCACAGCGCCCCAATGCGGCTCAGACCCTCGATGGTCGGCGTGCTCACGGCCAGAATCTTTCTTTGCGTCCCAAAGGCCACCGTGCGCTTGCAGGCCAGGGTGAAGGGGTCGCCCTCTCCGTCGGCATCCGCCGGCCAGGCGTCCAGTTCATCGGCCAGAACATACTTGGCCGGCAGGGACCGAAGGCCCACCGCGCTATTCGCTCCAGTCAGGATCAGCACGCCGCCGTCGAATTCTTTCAGGAGGACCGTGTTGCCGCTGTCGCGCGAGCGCGGGTCTTTCACGCGCCCGCGAAGCACTGGCGTGCTTTCGATCAAGGCGTCCAGTCTCTGCTTGCTGAAACGCTTGGCCATCTCAACAGTCGGCTGCACCATCAGGATCGGCGCCGGGGCGTGCGCCATCAGGTAGCCGCAGAAGTTGAGCAGCGCTTCTGTGCCGCCAATTTGGGCGCTCTTGACGAATACCACTCGCTCGCACGGCTCGGACGGCGAAAGCGAATCCATCACCTCACGGAGGTACGGCGTGCGGTCCGTGCGCCAGGGCCCGGGCTCCGGCGAGGTATTATCCAGAACTCGGTAGCGGTCCGCCCATTCGCTGACCGTCAGCCGCGGCGGGGGGAGTAGCGCGGAGCAGGCGCGGTGCCAGGTCCGCTCAAGAGTGTCAGATTTCGCCATGCGCGGCCCTCAGCGCCTCCTCGATCGCCTCGCGGAGCATCGCCCGCACCTCCACCTCGGGGCGGCCTACAAGAATTGCAGCCAGGCGGTCTGGCAGGGCCAGAAGCCTGTCTCTCAACATGGCCAGCCCGGCGGCCCAGCGCTTCTCTACAGCGTCGGCGTCCAGCAGCGCGCCGGCCAGCCGCCGGTTCTGCATCTCGCGATACTTCGCTAGAGCGCGCTCTTTGCGCAATCGCGCCCGGGCTAGATCTTGACTGACTGGCTTTGCATTACGTCCCATGAATCATTACCGGTAAAAGAACCGGCGGGGTATGCCCCCGCCGGTGCGGTTTGCCCAGGAAGGAGGTGAGTGCCGCCGTGAAGCGCACACGCGCCCGGGGAGGCGGCCCGCATGCCCATGCCCCCGTAAATCGTTCGGCGTTGGGCTTTACGCCGCTGGGCCTGTGATGCCATGAACGCCCAGCTTGATGTCTACAGTCGTAGCGCCGTTGCCGGCGGCCTTGACGGCAACGCCCACAAGCGGTTTGCTGCCAGTTCCGGCGGTCACGGTCAGGTAGCCGTTGGTGGCGTCCCAATAGAGCAGGTCGCCGGCGGCCACCACGTCAGCGGCCTTCTTGGGTAGGGTGAATACGCCCTCGGTCACCACCTCAACGGGCTCACCTTGGGCTGCGTCGTAAGCGGCCACGCCGCGGATGGCGCCAACCGTGACATACTGCCCGCTGACTACAGCAGCGGGCGCCGTGACAGTGATTGTGTTGCCTTGTTGAACGTAGTTCTTCATTGAAGTCCCCTCGAACTCTGAATCGTGAATACTTTCGCCTGGCCCAGCGCCGTCAGCCGCGCAATCTCGCGGTCGATGGCCTGAAGGGCTTCGGACTGCCGGGCGTATTCGATGCTGCGCTCGCCAAATTGAACGCGGGCGATGCCCAGCGTCTTGACAATCTTATCCCGCTGTGCCTGAAGATCAGCCAGGGTCATACGCTATGCTCCGGGATTCTTGAACGCGCCGCGGTGGTCAATCGCCCCTGCTCCCAAATGCCACACCACGCGGAACTCGGTTCCGAGGGTGTTCCAGCCCGGGCGGCTCTCGACGCGCGGCCCCTCGTAGCCTTGCAGCTCCGCATACTCGAACACGGGCGCCTCGTCCGGCGAGCAGAAAAGGTACCAGGCAGTCGCCTGATTCCGCGCATCGAGGCGCGGCTCCACCAGCGGAACCAGGCCGCGCGCGGCGGTCTCCGCCTCGGCCGCATTGGTCGGATACAAAGTCGCCAGCAGCTTGTCCACCGTGGTTTCGAGCGCCGCCGGAATCAGAATGTAGCGTGGAGCAGCGCCAATCGGGTTGCCGGAAAGGTCGGTCTGCTTTCGGATCGCCAGCTTGGCGGCCCCGATGGTCGTATCGCTCGGCGCCGCGCCGGAAGCAGCCAAATTGGCGTGGTCGGCGTGAAACACGGCCTTACCGTCGGCCAGCTTCGGGTTGCTGACAATCGTGTCGATCAGGAAACTGGTGAACCATTGGCGGGCGCCACGGGCGATTTTGGCGCTGATGTCGGCCAGAGCGCCGATGTCGTCATTCACCAGCGCCTGGAAGGTGATGGCAAACCCCTTGGCATAGCTCGCAAGGCGGTAGCTCGCCAGCTCGCGCCCCTCGATGGTGCCAAAGGTCACCTCGCCGCTCTCGGCGACTTGGGACAGCGCCGGTCCATCGCTCACTTCCAGGATATGCCGCTGCCGGAAATCCGCCATGGTCGCGCGCCGGAAGATCTGCGTGATCGGGCTGGGCGCCGTGCGCAGCGGAAACAGCGCCTTGTTGAAGACCTCTTGAAGCAGCACACTGAAGTCGGGAGTCGTGTGCATGGCCCGGGTCAGCACCTCCGCGGGGCTGCCCAGCGTGCTCAGCCCGCGCTCGCGGAGAATCTCACGGGCGAAATCAGCCAGCCGGTGGTAAGCGTACTGGCGACCGGCCTCGGGCTTATGGCCCGGAACAACGCGGGTCGCCAGACCGTCCGCCATGCGCTCGATTAGGCCGTCGGCGTGATCGCGGGTCATCGTCGCGGCCGGCGTGCGCGTGTCAATCAGCGGTTGCGATTCGGCAACGCGCTTAATCAGCGCCGTCCGCACGGCATCAAGAGAATTGTGCTGCGCTACGGCCTCGTCGGCTGCCGTCTCCGGCAGCGCCAATGCCGCAGCGATATTGCGGGCCTGCACCAGCAGGTCGCTATTCGTTTCGGTCTGCATTTGTCCTCCAGTTTTGGAACGAACTTGCGCGCCCGGATCGGCTCCGAGCGGAACGAATGAAATCTCTCGCGGCGTCCAGCGTTCGGCAAGCTTCACGCGAGCGCCGTTCTCGCGGGTCTCCCGCCAGGTCTCCACCGTGTAGCCCACGCTGACGTTGCGAATGACGCCCGCGCGAACATCGGCCGCGATGCCCTGAACCTCCGGGCGGGTTCCAAACCGCACCACCGCCTCGCCGCGGGTGCCGTCCACGGATGCGTCTTCAACAACGCCCAGAATGGCCTCGACGCCCGAATAGTGATCATGGTTGTTCAGCACCGGCGCGCCGCGGAATTGCGACAGGTCCACCGCTTCGGGCGCCAGGCTCAAGCGCTCGATGTAATCGCCAGCGATGTCTCGCCGGCGAACGTCAGCGCCGGTCGAGAAAATGACGTGAACCGTATTCCGGTCGG